AAAGCATTTGTAAGTTGGTGCTGGAAATTAATCTCTTCGATATTAAGAGCAATTGAAATTTCTTCTGGCACTTTTTTACCAAATGCATTAAACACTATTGTTTCTTCTTTTTGAGATAATACATATTTGGCTTTTTTATCTTCATATATCCATTCAATTAAAGTATTATCTGATAAATCAAGCCCAATGGTGCAATTATCTTGCCCCCACCTAATAAAATCAGTACCCATAGGACGATTAGATATTATTTTATTAATGGCTCTAAAGATAGCACTTTTGCCAACATCGCTTTCGCCAAGGAATACATTCACTCCAGAATGTAATTGAATATAGGTATCTTTATGGCTAAGAAAATTTTCTATTTGTATTGAATTAATCATTGCTCCCCATAAATAAATTTTCTTCTATAAACGCTTTAAACTTTTCATTATCACAATACCAACGGCCTGCCATCTTTTGCCCAAGCCCATATTTTTTAATCCAATTAATCATAGTGGGCAAAGATATATCAACTCCAAATGTATCTTTGATTTCTTCTCTTGCTTCTTTTGTTGTGATTAATTTCATATTATTCCTTATGCTCATTATATCGTTCTCGCCATTGCCATTCCTCATCTGCTGCTTCTTGTATTCTTGTGTCCCAATCACAATTCTCAGCCAAATACCTTAAATAACTACTTGGGCAAGAATGTAAATAAGAACCTTTGAATTTGCCCCAAGGCATTATAATTTTAGGATTCATTTAAATATTGCTCCTTATATGATGTAAAAAGTTTTATTCGTTTTTTACGATCTTTGATTTCATTTTCATATAACATTTGATTGGTTGCATATCGCCATGCCATATATTCTTTTTCGTTTTCAACACAAATGACATTAAACGATCTACAAGCAATATTAAATTCAAATCCTTCGTAAACAGGATTAATTATTTTATTTGGCTCTCTAATTTCAAAGCTTGCTTTCATAAGCTGCTCTTTAAGCCTATCTGCATCATAATATGTCATAACGATATCAATATCTGATTTATCAGTAAAAGGACCATAAACAGATGTCCCTGTTACAAATGGCAACATTCTTATGTTTTCATAATAAGGCATCATTTCCCCAAAACCTCCTTTTTACACCATAAAGCAATTAGTAAGGCATCTGCTCTTCCGTCTTTAATACCGCCCCGAGGCCCATATAATTCAGCGGCAGGAAATATTTGTGCTGCTGCGGTAACAGATGCATCTTTACCTTCTGCTTTTTTAACAATTCCTTTTTGCCATTGTTGGGGGCGAACAGTAAAAAATGGTATTTCAAATGCTGCTAATATTCCACGCCAAATACCATAATTGGTTCCAAATTTAAACATACTCGTAACACCTTGTTTGGGCATAGCATGTACATATTCAAGAGCTGCATAAAGTTGGAAAGATTGGCTTTCTTTTATTGGGTCAATAACTGTATGATCGTCTAAAAAACCTTTAATTTTTGAAGCTGTTTGAATCTCATCCCCGGGCCAATCAAAACCACTTATAATGCAGTTGCTTTTATCTATAACTGCAACAGCCCCTTTTGCTCCTGGGTCAATTCCCATAAATAGTTGCATTTAAAATCTCCTACTTCTGTTTAATAAAGCTTTTTCTTCTCTTAAATTCCAAGCTGCATTCACAGCCTTTTGCATTTGTTTTTCAAGTGCATTTGTTTCTATATGTTCAATTAATTTTATTTTGCTTCCTTGAAAATCAATTTCTTTAGCATTATAAGTATTGGGGTGACCAGCAATAATTTCCCAATACTTATTTTTACAAAGAAAGTCAACGCAACTTGCCACATCGTCAACTCCGAGATCATTATATACACAAAATTCACAATCTCTTTTTTTGCCATTTAGTTTATTTTTAACAACACTTGCTTTTAATTTGTTTCCAATTACTATACCAGAATCTTTTATTTCTCCGGCATTTACCAATCTTACTTGATGGGTTGAATAATAATAAGGAGCCTTCCCGCCAGAAGTTGTATATTGTTTTTGCCATCCAGTGGCACCCATTTTTGTTCGTTCTTGCTGAACCATAATTAAAGTGCTATTGGTCTTTTTAAGAAGCCCTTTTATATTCCTTAACATACGGCCTAAAATGTAGGCTTTATTACCTGCAAATGCTTCTTTAATATCTTTAATGGCATATTCATCTTTAGCCCTTAATATTGCATTTTGATATTCTTTTACAACTTCTTCTTCCTCTGTTAAGGCGTCTAAAGTATCGGCAATATAAACAAATGGCTTACAACTACCTTGTTCACAACGATGCAATATATTGCTTTCTAAATCCTGCACCGTATTGCTATAAATAGGTTCATTGTTTTTGTTATATTTAGGAGCGATAACTCTATCATTTGTTTTTTGCCCAAATAAATAGCCCATATCAAATTCTTTAGCTTCTTCAATATCGTCATAAATAAGATCATATTGGTCAAAATCTTTATTATGAGCACAAGCAGCAAAAGTAGTGCAAGCAACAATAGATTTGCCGCTTTGGCTTGGGCCAGGGACGGTTGCAATTTTGCCCTTCTGAAAACCACCAAATGCATTATCACTTAAACAGCAATTTAATAAAGTGATTCCAGTAGGGATTAATTGATCGGTATCAATTTTACGAGGCTGTCTTTTTTCTTTTGCTGAATCGCTAAACTGCTCATGTATTGGCTTTTCTTTATTCGCCCTTCTTCGTCTTTTTTCTGTCATTAATTAATTCCCTTTAAAAGTTGAGAGATGCGAGATCGCCTTCCCGCATCTCTCGATTGTTTGCATATCAGGATTTGAACCTGAGTTCCATGTTTCAGACATGTGCCCTTCCAGACTGGACCATATGCTGGGTCTTGTTTCTTTCTTTCATTAAATATTTAATTTCTCGCTAATAAATCTTGCTCTTCCACTGAGCTACCCGGACATAGAATATTTTTTTATGGCGTCCGGGGCAGGATTCGAACCTGCGCACAGATATATTTTGAATTAAATACTAACTAATTGATAAAGAACATTGACTAAAGCTATTGGGTCAATAAGCTAAGTTTATCTTTGACATTATGATAAAGCTAATAATAAAGCTGCCCCAAAAATTATTCATTATTATTGATATAATCAAAAATTTGTTTTCCAACCATTCTATTAATAACTTCGACAGAATTAGCTTGTTGACGTGCTTTTTTCACTGCCTGAATAAGCTTATCACACCTACTAAGGATAGATGATTTTTCTGCCGGCGAAAGCATACCACACCATGTATCAGTTATAATTTTTGCAACTTTTTCATCCTCAGTATATATTTCGACCTGCGCAGGATGTTTATCTGTTGCTTCAGCCTTAACATGATTTTTCATTACTTTTTTAGTACGCCATTTTTCATCAGAGAATGTTCTTTTATAGACATCGTCTCCCATTGATGGGTCTTTCTCCCATTTTACTCCTGGCTGAAGTGTTGGAATTGTAGCATACACATCGTCTCTAATTTTCTTTAATTTAGATTCAAGCCCAAGAAGAAAAGTTGCCGGAAGATTATTTGCAATAGTAATGCCATCAACTATTAAATCGGCCTTTGCCGCTTGGTTTGTGGTTTCTTTTTCAAGAACAACATCTAAATAACGTATAATATGTTCTGCCGTATATTGTAATTTAGATGGCACAGTATCATCCATTTCTTTATGTGTATCGGATTCTTTAGGAGCATTTTCGTCAAGATTTTCAATTCGTTGATGCTGGCCAAAATAACGATCTGAATGTTTAGTGAAATTTACTTTTGTTTCTGCCAAAATTTTGTTATATGTTCCAGCAAGATCCCCTTCGACTGCTAATAATTCATGAAGCTTAGACATAATTTTAATCTCCTTTTAATAATTTTAATTCCCTCGCCTTCTACGAGTAGTGGTTTTTGGTTCTTCTGTTTTTGTAGTTTGCCTTTTACGGTTTGTTGATTCTTCTTTAGGTTGATTTTTTCCTTCTTTAATTGCCAAGCACTTTTCAAATTCCTCTTCTGTGCAGCTTTGGCAATCAGGCGTCTGATTTAAATCCTTACCATAAACATGCCCATATGAACAAGCATCTGCGTCCCAGGGCGCATCTTTTTTAGCAGGTTGCCTTATGCGAGTTGTAGGCTCTTCTGGCTCAAGTTCTGTTTCCATTCTTGATCGGCTACGAGTTCTGGTAGTTGGTTTATCTGGTTTTTGATCTGCATAGCTTGTAGCTAAAGTTTCAACTTTGTTCTGCCCATGATAATCAGCAGCAATTTCTTCATAAGTACTTAGTTTTAAATACTTATCAAAACTCCACAGCCCTTCAACATCATCCATTGTGTAAGGATCTCTTTGAAAAAAAGTAGGTAGTTGAGGTTCGTTATACGAATTGCCACCACCCATGTTCTTTTTAGTCGCTAAAAACTCCATGCCCCAGCCTTCATCCCAGGCCCAAGGAAAAATTTCGTTGCCTGTTTCTTCTTTATATGCATCCAAAGCTTCTTGCATTTTCTTTTCCCAGGTATTATACGCAACTTGCCAAGGACGAAAACGGCTTTCAGCATAATCATAAATATTATAAAAACATCTCCAAGATGCTAATAAATGCTGCATAGTATCACGATTCCAGACATTATTATTTGCTTCTAATAATGCAAATTTATCTTCACAAATGGGACAAGGATCTCCAAAAGCATCATAGGGGCAGACATGATTTTTCTTTAAAGGTCCAACTCCTTGATGAGCAGGTACTTCAAGCTTATAATCAAGCTCGCCGGGGACCAATCCTAAATCACCACAAGTGCCACCAGTGCGACATCTTAATTTAGGATACCAATCTTGTGTGATTTTAAATTCAATAATATCAATTTCGTTTTTTTGGGGGCGCTTTACACTATACCAATCCTCTGCTTCAACACCAGGGATTTCGACAATATAGCTTCTTGCCCCCCCACCACCAAACTTATCTCTGTTTTCTCTGCTATGCCTGCCTCTTGCTCTTCTTACATCGTTTACCATAACTTTTATCTCCTTCTTGCTTTTTCTTTGCCTGATTCCCAGGCTGCTGAAATTATTTGTGTAAATTTAAAGACTATAAATGTTATTATTAATGCACCTGCTGCACCCAAACAAGCCCACCCAAATCCTTCTATTATCCATAGTATCATTTTCTTGCCCTTTTACTTCTGCGACTATTAATAGCGTTATTCTTTTCTTCTTCTTTTACATATTCACTTATTCGTTTACCGCCAATAATTTTAACGGCTTCTGCTGGCCCTAACCACCATTGCATCTGCGCTAATCGCACAGCACCATCAATACTTTTTTCTTTTCTGTATAAAGCAGTCAAGGCGCTTTGAGCAAGATCACGTTCATACTCGGCTTGATTTTGTGCTGTTTTTGCTTTACTGTATTCTTTGCTGCCTCTAAAATAAGCCTCTCTTTCATCAGCATTCTTACCGCCACTATCTTTTTTTAATCGAGCTTTTAATTCTTTTGTAACTTCCCAGGCATCTTTTGCTTTCTTTTCTGCCTCTGCTACCGCTTGCCCATATTGATAAAAAAGGCTTGGTAACTGAAGCCACTCTTCTAATAAATCTTCTGGATCGATTGCAACATCTGTATCGGCATTATAATTCATTTATTTTTCCTTTTTTATTGGTTCTATTTCAATTTCAATTAACGGATAATTTTTATCCCAGGCTTTTACTGCTTTTTTTGCTTTTCTTTTTCTTTATACCAATCTCCGTGCCAGTATGCAGTACCATACATTTTAGAATTCCAAACACGCCCAGCCTTAGATATATAATGATAATGATTTGGCATTAATTTTAATCCAGGCTTCTGTTTTTTGATTTCTTTATTTTTTAATATTTTTATCATTTTTTATCCCTTTATTATATTATAAGCTTTACTAATACTTTCTTAAATATTTAAATCTTGATTTTCAACCGCTGCCCAACAAGCAAAAGTTAGCCCTGCTTTACCAGTATCATAAAATGCTTTTGAAAAATGTTTATATATCATACCTGCATTATATACAGTTTGAGGATTTTTTTGATTTAATGCCACAACGCTCATATATCCTATAACTGCCTTACGTACCTTCTCAGGATCGTCTGTTAAATCTTTTAATATAGGTTGTATATTGGGCCAGTTTGCCCCTTTTAATAAAGCTCTGCATAGTTCAATTGTTTTGGCTTCATTTGTTATATAATCTTTCACTGCTCGCCGTTGCCGTGCAGGTTCCATATCGATCACTTGATCAAGAATAACAAGTGCCTGTCTTGGGCACCCATCGGCGACCTCAATAATGTCATCAATTACAACTTCATTAATTTTGTCAATTGGTTTATCTTCTTTAGCAATTATATCTTCGAGTAAAGACCCCATATCTTTATCACTAAGTAAATCCACTTCGTAAGTAGTACAGCGGTTTCTAATAGTTTTTAATAGTTTTTGAGGGTCAGTAGTGCAAAGAAAAAAATAGACAAAAGGAGGTGTATCTTCCAATGGTTTTAAAATACCATTTTGAAATGCTTTTGATACACTATGTACTTCGTCAATAAGATAGATTTTAACATCACCAAACATTGGCTTCATCCAGAGAGTTTTAGTGATATTTCTTACTGTATCAATTCCCGTGTCAGTGGCAGCATTAATTTCTGTAAAAGAATTACTTTTAATATCACAATCTAATTCTTTTGCCATAATACGAGCAAGAGTGGTTTTACCACAACCACTTGGTCCTTGAAAGATAATACTATGAGGCATTTTATCTTTTTTCTTTAATAGACTTTGCAGGCTTTTTACAGTACTAATATTTCCATAAAATTCATCAAAACTATCCGGTCTATGATCGATATGAAATGGCATTATTTCTCCTCTTTATATAATTCTATTATTATTTTTCCTTTTTTGACCGAATAACCTAAATGTTCAAATTCATCCCATAAATCATCTTCATTATCATAAATATTGCCAGTTTTACGTGAAAATTCTGCAACCATACATTGTTTAATATAGTCTTTATCAAGCCCACATGGTCCAATTATATTTCCATTTGGATCTACTCCAACAAAATATTTATTATTTAATTTAATATTATTCTTTTTCATTACTTCTCCTCTTTATATAATTCTATTATTATTTCTCCTTATTGCTAATTATAATTTTGTCACTAAATTCTGCTATTGATTTAATTTTTTGCCTATGTTTCCAAACGAAATATTTATCATTCTTACTTATTAATAATATTTCTACATCAGAATAACTTTCTGCCACAACATATATTGTAGGATGATCATATGAAGCCCCACCACTTGATATTTCGCATTTAAATAATTTCATCATCTTTTTTTTCCTCATATATTTCTATTACTATTTTGCCTTTTTTAGGCGGTTGATTATGTATAAATTTCCACACTAATTCCCAAGGGACAATGTTATATTTACCGTCCGGCATTGTTATTTTATAATCCTTATTCATTTATATTAAAATCCAAATATTGGTTAAGAATATCATATTCGCATTTATCATCATCACATGCTTTTATATTATCTAATAACTCTTCCATTTTGCTTTTGCCATTATTAATATTTTTACCAAATAAATCTTTGCGGGTTTTTCTTTTAGTAACATGGCAGCATTCTTCAGCCGTTGTATCTCCAATTCCTTTTAATTCATTAAATGGTATATATAATTCGTTATCATTAAAAGTCCATTTACAAGCATTACTGGTTTTAACTTTTGGAGCAACGATTTTAATATTTGCGTCTATTATTTCATCTATAAGAGGTTGCTTCTTTTCTGCTCCATATGTTAAGGCTCCACAATAAAATTCCATCGGATAATATGCTTTTAGCCATGCAGTCCAATAACCGATAATTGCATACTCTACACTGTGAGCGCGATTAAATCCATAATTTGCCCACTTCATAAGGCCATGCCAAAAATACTTTGCTTCATCCAAAGACATTGTTTTTTGTTCAATGCAACCAGCTAAGAATTTTCTACGATAAGGTTCGAATTCTTTTTTATCTCTTTTTTTACCAACAATTTTACGAATGTTATCTGCTTGACTTTCGCTCATACCAGCCAATTTACTGATAGCTTGCATAATTTGTTCTTGATAAACCATTACGCCATAAGTATCTTTTGTAATGCTTTCATATATGGTATGCGTTTTATCCCATCGCTTACCATGTTTTCGTTCGATATAATCTCTTGTCATACCGCTGTCAGTAGGACCAGGGCGGACAAGGGCAATCGCTGCAATCCAATCTTCAAAACAATCGATACCCATTTCAACACATAATTTAGTTGTGGAGTAAGCGGCTATTTGAAATATACCAGCAGTTTTGCCTTCGTTTATGAGGTTAAATACTTTATCATCATCAAAATTAATACAGCCCAAAATGCCACTGCACCTACTATTACCATTATCGCGAATATTCCTTTTATTATTATTTTCCCGTGCATTTATTAATTCCTCCGCATAATCAATTACAGATAATGTACTGAGTCCCAATACATCTAATTTAATAAGCCCAAAATGTTCTACTTCATTCATTACCCAATTAACAACGGGCCTTTTATCGCTTGTCTTTTTTATTACACAAGTACTACCATCTGTTAAATCTTTATTGGATAAAATGACGGCTGCCGGATGCTGCCCGACTGCTCTAATTTGGCCAATGATGGCTGACACCAGGTTAAAAGCCTCTGGATATGTCTTTTTGAAATCAATCGCCGTAACTTCAGTTTCCGTAATCTTTTTGAATTTATCTTCATCATGATCATTGTAGTCGAATAAGTTTGCAAATGCGGATATGTCGCTCTCAGGCAACTCGAACACACGGCCAATGTCTCGTATGGCTCCTCTGGTTTTAATCCTCGGATAGGTGGATAAGACAGCGCAGCCCTTTTTATAAGTTCTTTCCAAATATTCATAAACTAAATGCCTTTTATTCATTTCAAAATCAAGATCAATATCTGGTAAATCGTTTCTATCTTCGCTAATAAAACGAGCAAAAGATAAATCATATTTAATAGGATCTATCTGGGTGATACCTAATAAATAAGCGATTAAACTACCGCCAACGCTACCTCTACCAGGGCCAACTTTAATATTTTCTTTTTTACAAAAATCAATAACATCTTTTACGATTAAATAATAATCTTGAAAATTTTTTTTTTGTATTACTTCATATTCTTGATTTACTCTTTCTTCATATTCTTTTTCGCCAATAAGATTTAAATCTATTAAGCCATTATAAATTAAATTACCAAAATTATAATCTTTAGGTGGATTTGGTAGACTTACAGGTACTTCTTTAATTCTAAAATCTTTACATCTATCTGCTATACGAAGGCTGTTTTCCATAGCAGTTATAATTTCACCACCATTAAAAACATTTTGCTTCATAAAGCCATCATATATCTCATCTGCTGTCATAAGATATAAATCGCGAAAATCAAGAGACCAGCGTTTAGGATCATCCCATTTATAATTTCGCTGTATTGCTATAAGTACATCTTGAACTTTATTATGTTCTGGTAGTAAATAATGGCAGTCAACAGTAGCAACTAATGGTAAGTTAAGAAAATCTTTTTCTGCCCATTTTAGATGATATTCAATTTGTTTAGAGTGGTTGGCGGGCATAATTTCAAACCATATGTTTCGTGGTCTTCGTTTGAATAACTCTTTAAAAAATACATCGCTCCCAGGTAAGTTTAAAAATGATCCTATACAGCCAGTCATAATCTCCCAGCCAAATAAATCACAATTAAGAATCATTTCATAATCGACATATGGCCGCCCGCCATAACTTCCCTCAAGATTTGCTTTTGTAAGTAGGGCACATAACTGTCTCCACCCTCTCCCATTTTTACAAAGAACAGTCATGTGCCCTTTTGCCATACGTTTACCGCGCTTGCTCACATCAGGGGTAACGTATAGCTCCGCGCCGCACACCGGGGATATGCCTTCCTTATCACAGGCTCGCATCCATGATAGGCACCCATCAACATTTCCGTGGTTTGTTAACCCGATTGCGTTGAAACCCAGTTGCTTGGCCCGTCTTGCCCACTGCTTCGCTGTACCGTAGCCATCAAGCATACTGTATTCATTATGGATGTGAAGATGTGCAAAGTCTTTATTATTCATTTTCATCCGGATAAAGAATAATCACATGCTCAAAACCTGCTTTATCTTTAAATAAAATTTTATCATCACCTACAATTGCATCTGAAGTTCTTTTTAATATCTCCATAAGCAGCTCTGGATGAATTATAATTTTTAACTCTTTGCCTTTATACTTTGTTTCAACCTCTTCTATTATCTGCCCCACTGTACCAGTAGCTTGACATATAAGCTTATTATTTTTAAATGTAATAGCGACCTCTTTTGAATCCATTTCGCTTGATACTAACACTTTTGATCGTTCAAGAACTTCTCTTAATTCTTCTGGCAAAGATACTTTTTTACCTTTAAATTTAAATACATTAAGAATTGCTTCATTTGGATATTCTTCTGCTACTTGCCTGCATGAAAAAGTAGTGCCTTCTTTATTTATAAAATGAATCCAATTCGTATCCATATAAAATTTATATGGATTGTAATTATGAATTATTTCTGCTGCCGCTCCTGGAAACAAAAAATCTTTACTGATATCACCATCCATTTTCATATGTGTTGCTCTAACAGCATCAGAAGACATAATATCGCTACCGCAAATAGAAACACATGTTAGCTCTAATCTTGTCATATTATTACTTGTTGAAAAGCTACAATAGCGGGCACAGTCACAAAAGTTATCAGGAAGATCAATCCATTTTTTAGACTGTGGGCCAAGAGGCTGTATATTTGTCAAGCTAACATCTTCTTCGATGTTAAATGTTACCCGTTTACCCTTGCCTTTAAAAATGAATTTACTATCTTTTAATTCTGCTGTGATTTCTTCATCAGGAATTTTAGTAAACAAAGTATAAAATTCTTTTGCTGGCACACTTCCTATTAGGGCTGTTTTGAATTTATGAGTAATGGCAATCTCATCATTGAAGGTACGGATTGTGTCTTTGTCAAAAATAAAGTGGGTTGACTGCTCAATGATTTCATTATTTGCAAGCCCTGGTTTTACTTTTGATAATGCATCTATAAATTGCTGCCTATTTATTTTCATCTAATGCTTTCTCCTTTTGTTTGCATATATAATTAAATCTATTTTTCATGCCACCATCTATCTTACAAGGTGGTTTATTGTTAAGGTAGTAATAACTGAGAAGACAATTCCAATCTTTTCGAAGCCATTTTACAAATTCAGTTTTTTCTATTTGGTGCCCGAAGCCTGCGAGATATATTTTCATATTTTTTAAGTATACTTTAGAAGTTCTGAGTTAAGATTATCCCATCCTATTATTCGTTTCATCGACGATGTGTCTATATCGATTCTGTTTTTACTCTTTTTACTAAATTTAATCATATTTAAAGGAACATTTAACAATTTGAATACAACAAAGGTAGTTGGTTTTCGTATGCTGTTTTGGCATATTATTATTCTTTCATTAAATACTTCTTTCCCTTCGTCAGGCAACTTTAAGTATGTAGATCTGAGATGGTTTTTTGTATCACTTGCTCTAACTTCGACTACGATAGCACTATTGGTACGGTCGTTATCTTCATGAATATATAACCCTGCAGTTGTTTTTTCAAGCTGCAATGCAAGACCCATATCTTTTTCTTTTGTATTCCCGCTTCTATTTGGTATCTTATTTAATTTTTTCTTCTCACTAATATGCCTTGTAAGATTGCCATTTTTTAAAGATTCAAGGCTTGCAAGATAGCTTGGAATAAAATTCGGCAGGTTATTTTTATATTCGGCTATGACAATGTCCCTAATTTTTACAGCCGTTTTCATAGACCTGTCCATACTATTTGGATGTTTTTTTGTAGAGGGCGGAATTAAAGCAGCCTGCCTTGTCATATCAAAATCCTTTTTTTATTTTGTCTTTTAAATGCCCATGGCCATTTTGGTAACGATGCTTCGAAATCTTTAAAATATATAATATTCAATTCATCTCTTTTTTTATAATCATCTGCAAGTTCTTTTATTGTAAATCCTTTTAATTTACAATATTCATGAATTATTTTTTGCATTTGCGGCGAGAAGGTAAAAATATGTTTTCCGGCATCTTTTATCTTTGTGCTTTTATTTGAAACAGCAACAATAAAAGGTCTTTCATTATAAACATATTTATTTTGTTTATAACGGGGTATACATATAGAGCCATTTCTTGAATATTGCACCCAGGTTGTAGAATCAACGCTATACCAAGGATATAACATCATGACAGGAAAAGAGGTAACAGCAAAACCGTGTAATTTATATTGTGGCATTCCAGAAGAATCACATATTGTAGAAAATACATTATTTGCAAAACTTGCTTCATCTACCCAATATTTTCTTGTAGATACTCCTAATGCTACTCCGCCAATTGCAATATAATCCGTCTCATCCATATACTTTTTAAGCCACTTTATATTTTCTCCAAAATGAAAAACAGGTAAAGGGTCAAGGTTGTGAACATCTTTTAGATATCTGTATGTCTTCCAACTTAATTCTGCATTTAAAATAACATCAACACTTGCATATACATCAATGAATTCCATATTTTTATGAATCCATTCTGCATACCCATCAATATAATTCCAAAATTCTTTTGTTTCAAAATACCTAAACTGCTCTTCTAATTTTTTATTATGGGTATGCAGTTTAAGCAATGTATGAGCTCCGGAATCGATAAAAAGACTTATTTTTTTCATAATGATATTGTGGCTCCGTTTTCTCCGTCTTCATTGACCGTAACGGCAGTACAACCAAATACCTTAATTAATTTTTCTGCCATCATTTCACAAGACATATTTTTAAGTTTTTTATATTCCCAATTTTCTCTTATCCACCCATCTACTTTATTTTTAGTCATTATAAATTCTAAATCTCTATTATTATGGTGCACCGCCCAATAAGCAGTCACATAAAAAGTATGACGATGATAATTTTTTAAATAATCGACCTCATCAAAACAACATTCATCCCAATTATGTAATGCCGAAAACGATGTTTTTATAAATATTTCTCTTTTCATTATTTTACCAATCAAGTTGTTTTTCATATTGTTTATTGCCATTCATAACATCGACCATTCTTTTCCAAGAATCATCAAACTTCTTATATATACGGAACATAGGTATTGATTCATATTGCTCTTTTGGCATTTGTAAAATTTGCAGAATTTTTTCTGACGCATCTTTTGCATCATTTTTTTGATACATAAAATTATGATCGACATTACCATCTTTATGAGTAAATACTTCCGGGAAGCTAAGATAATAAGGGTATAAAGGATGGCATCCACAAACTGCCGATTCAAGCAAAGTATAGCTTACCCAATCTTGATCTGCTGTATTAACTTGCACTTTAGACTCTAATAAATACCCGTAGTATTCGTTTTTTGTTAAATTTTCTTTTAAAATAATATTTCTAGGGTATTTCTGTATATGATTATTAAGTAGTTTAAGCAATGACGGATTATTGCTTTTTAATTTTTCTGTTGACGTTGTAACTAAAAAATGAACTTTCGGCATTTTATTAATAGTTAACTCTGCTATTTTTAAATACAGCCATGGGCACTTTTCAACATCCCACCTACTTGTAAAAATAACTTGATTTTTTCTTTGAGGATATTTTTTTGGTAATCTTGCTTTAATTTCATTACTTGAAAAAGGATGACCTGTAACGTGAACTGTTTCTGAAGTACCGACTCTTGCATATAGACATAGATCTCTAAGTGCTTCGCTTGTAACAAATATTCCATCAAGAACTTTTCCTTGACCTATTTCATAATGTCGCATCCATTTTCTCATTGGATACGTGAAATCGTGTTTATCTACTGATTGTGCCCAAATTATAGTATACATTTTAGGCTTTATATTTAAAATATGAAATGCATACGGAAAAGCCTCAATTCCTGGGTGCCAAAAATCATCAAAATAAATAACATCTTCTGATGTAACCTTGTTATTATTTATTAATTCAAGCAATTTCATAACTTGCGCACAACTCCAATACCCTCTACCTGTTGCATCTAATACCGCTCCCGCCTTAATTCTTTTATTAAGACTTTTACCTTCTATTCTTTCATAAGGTATTTTATTTTTAATCCAAGCACTTTCAAGCCATCCTACTTTTGCTCTTGATAATTGGTAGCTGTAACGCTCAAGCCTTGGCTCAAGAGGAAGATACCATAATTTTCTAAAATTAATTTTCATAACTTTGCTCCGATTCTATTTATAAATTCATCTTTGCAATTATCTTGATTTTTTCTTAGACATCCTCTTGCTTGTATAACTTCAAATGGTGAATTATGTTTTTTAAGTCCTCGCATTTCTTTGCATAAATGCCTACCTGTCATAAGTAGTATAAGGCCGCGCGGCTGTATTACTTGTTCAATATGATCTATAATTTGATATGAAAGCCGTTCTGCTGTTTGTAATCGTCCTGAAAAATAATCAACCGTTCTGCCAATTTTACTTGCTCCTATTTCTCGCTTATTAGGAATATATCCAAAATAATAATCACCAAAAAAAGGAATAATATGATGTTCGCACATTGAATAAAAATAACCTTTATCGATTATAAGACTTGGAGGAGTTTCGCGATTAAAATAAGTTATTTTAGGTGAAGGTTGTTTGTAGGTAAAAAATTCCTCATACATTTTTTTTACACGACTTGGTGTATCGATTAAGCCTTCTCGTGTTTCATCATCACCAGATAAAGATATAATCTTTTTTATAAATTCTTCAAATTCCTTCATTTACAAAATATCCTTCTTTTATTCAAAAAGAATAGTAAAATACGCCTTATTTAAGAAGTACTTTTATTTTTTAAATAAGGCGTATTAATTGTAAAAATAAAAGTGCTATTCAACTATAACAGCCTTCGTTTCTTTATCAATTGTTACTGTTAATTTTTTCACAGTCCGTAGGCCGCCAAGATGACTGTTTACTCTTGATTTGGTTACACCGGCGATTGTAGCAAGTTCTTCAATTGTAGTCTTACCGTCAATCGCTTCGTCAATACGTCCTGCTTGTGTATTGAGTCGATAACCATGCTGAGATTTTGGCTGATTTGAAGATGATGCTTTTTTCTTTTTTGATTCAGTTTTTTCAATCGGCTTATCAACAGGAGGCGCTTCTTTTTCTTCTTGTTTGCCTTGTTCGTCGGTTTCATTTTTAGTATCGCTTGTATCTGACAAATCGGGCACCTTTACCTTTACCATTTTCAGCCGTTCCAAAACAACATCAGAAAATCGATCTTTGTCCCAATCAATTTCTTCGGCAACATCTTTAATTTCCGCCTGCAATTCCGAAATGCATTTTTGCAAATAAACATTAGTACAACTTTTGCTTTTTACGTCAAGATTGTAATCAGTTTCAATTGCCGGAACCAATTCCATAACTTTTGTCATTTCATCAGCGATCATGATTAAGTCGGATAGTTCTTTTAAAAAATCTTTTTTGGTAGGTTTTGTTGACATAATTTTTCTCCTTTGTTTTTTTTGTTTTTGTTGCCTTGTTTTATTATATTATAAGCCTAAACGCCGTTTTTTATACCTTTTTTTGAATTTTTTTTTATTTATTTTAATTTCAAGTATTTATGTATCTGACAATTTAATGTGACAAAATATAAATTATCTTCAACCATACGATCAACCAACCAT